TGGCATATGTATCACGCACAGCCTCATCAAGAAGAGTCTTGACTGCGCTCTCCGTATTTTCCTTCAAAGAATTTGCGAGTGTATTGTAATCCAATAAAGATTCCCTTACTACTTTGCTTCTAATCTTTCCGTTCATAGAAAATAGTTTAAATACGTTATTATTTTAAATATAAATATACCACAAATACAAAAAAACTTTGTAAACCACTCAAAAAATGTTGATTTACAGTCATATTCCATACCTGTGATTATATGTCTATTATATAAATATTTGGAGAGTGCGAAATATTTATAATAAAAAATTACTAGTAATGAAAAAGGAACTTGAAATAATAAAGGAAGGTAAGACAGGTCATGGTATCCTCATAGAGAGGGATGGATACATGTACATTAAGAACCCTCAGAGTATTACAGAGGGTATTGATGGGGAATGGCACGTACCACATCCATTTATTGTTGATGCTGTATTCCAGAAGTTCGGTATTAAGAACGCAAACGGTAGAATATACCCAGAGAATGTACTTAAGAAACAGGTTGAACTTTATCAAAAGAAAATTGTTAACAGTAACGCAATAGGTGAACTTAACCACCCAGCAGAATCAACAATAGACCTAGACAGAATCGCAATCAATATAACAGAACTTCACTGGGAGGGTAGAACACTTGTCGGAAAGTGTATGATTAATACATCATACGGATTTAGAAAATACGGTATTGTATCAACACGTGGAGACCAGATGGCAAACCTGCTTCTAAACGGAATTAAAATTGGTGTATCCTCAAGAGGTGTTGGCTCTGTTGAGCAAAAATTAGGACAATATATCGTAGGAGAAGACTTCGAACTTATATGCTGGGACGTTGTATCAGACCCATCAACACCAGGTGCATGGATAGGAGAACCAGAAGAGCTACAGCAATACGTAGAAGCTAACACATCAAACGATGTAAAGCCAGCATTGAATGAGAAAATAAATAAGATTAAAAATATATTGAACTCATGAATAAACAACCAATACAACTAACACAGGATGACCTTCGTAACATTGTAAGTGAATCTGTAAAGAGAGTATTAAAAGAAGGGTCAAGTACAAGGCAACTTCAACACATTATAGATGCCTTAACTGAATTAACTGTAAGTGGATGGATTCCATTTGCAAGTCCATCACCAAGTTCAACAGAACAAATTGTAAAAGACAATGTGATGCAGGCTATAATATGCCTCAAAAAGGCACAGGCAGCAAGCGTAGAACTTTATGGTAGGGATTAAATAAGAAAAGCGAAGCTCAGTGCTTCGCTTTTTTATTGTATAATCTAAAAAGTTTCTTTCCACATTCGTCTGAATCACACATACCATTATACCCACATTTTACGCAAGGGTTTTTTGCTTGGTGTGGCTCACCTCCTATTGGATAACCTCTTGGATTATTAATTTCTTTTTTTGCTGGAGTATAACCAGTAACAGCTAGTTTATAACCATCATGAACAAACCTTGGGGATAAGGCATCAAATTTATCTTTTGGTATTTTACTTAAGCCATATTCATTATAAAGTATGTTTTTACTTAATGAATCTACTGGGTAAAAATAACCATTAATAAGTTGAATTTGAATAGTGCTACCCAATGCTTCATTCACAACCTGTCTGACAATGGCATGTAAATCCGCTTCTGTAATTCTAACTATATTCATAATTAAACGTTTCCTGGTATTCCCTGGTTTTTATCATATACGGTAGGGTCTGTAGGCTCTCCTACAATACCCTCATCATGGTCTTCAATCTGTGACTTGAATGGCTCGTAATTGTTATCAGCACCTTCGAATTCCTCTGCTACAATTTTCCTAAGTGCCTTGTTAAATCTGTCTTCTGATATTTTTATTGTCTTACTCATACTCTTTTTTAATAATAAATATCACACTACTTACGCTTTTCTATTGTAAAGCTGTTTTCCCTAAACAAATACACCAGGTTATTTGATATTGTACTGACTTTTCCACTCAACAATGGTTTAAGTAAAGATAAATCTTTCTTGTTTTTTTCATTTTGTCTTAGATAAAAATCAAACGAAAGAAACCTCTTCCTGGATGGTGCTAAACCATCTACATTTATATCAAAGTCCAATATAAATTTCTTATCGAAATTAACTCCATCCATTAGCAAATTATTTATATTTTTTTTCATATTTTTCTCTATGTCGGAAATTGTCTTGCTATAATCTCTTTCGTCTTTCGGAGATACCCAACACTTTCCAGAAACGTATATTACCTGTGGGTTGTCCCTATTTACAGTACCGTACTTTAGGACAATATGATTACATACATCTAAACTATATTCTTTTTTCAACCTTTTCATTAGATTTTTTTTTTACATATAAAATATAACAAAAAAAGTTGAAAAAACAATGGGGAATATACAAAAAAAATGCAGCCATCGCTGACTGCATTATTTATTTACTTATCTAACAATATGTCTCTTATTTCTAGGAGTTTTGCAATGTCCTTGACAATAGATTCTTTATTAAACTTCTGTTCCTCAATCTGTTTCTTAAGTGACTCAAGTTCAACGTTTCCAGCATCTTCACTGAGCATTTCATTGATTTTACTTATACACTCGTTCTTGAACTTGTTGAAAAGTTTCTCCTTTCTCTGTTCAGCGATAGGACTTCTCCAGTCAGTGATTTCCTGTACAAAAGCCATTTCTGACTCTGTAAGTGTATCCCTTAACTTGTTCTCAAAATTCTCAATGAGTTGTTCTGGATTAACATCTTCTCTAAGTATATCATCCTTGTGTCTATCCATGTATTCGCACACACTCTTAGCACTCTCAGCTATAAGACCTATGTTTCCTATACCACGTTTCTTTGTTAGTAGCACATGACCACATTCGTAAAGTTTCCTTAACTCGTCATCGATGAAGTCTGTAGGAATAATATTATTTTCTTTCATTATCTTCCTAAGCTTTGCATTTGACTTAATCACACTATCTTTGTCAAGGTCATTGAATATAGCCTCAGTAAGCTTTGCTGCGAACATGGATGAGTCTAGTACCTCAGTGATTTTACCCTTGTACTGTTTTATTGCATTATAGAAACTAAATTCACTTGAAAGATTTCTATCCTCCCTTATAAGGTTCATAACATCCTTTACAACCTTTTTATTAGTCTTAAACAGCTCTGGTAATCTCTCCTCAAATATGTGATGTAGGATACCAAAGTTAGTAGTATCAAGCTCAGCCTCAAGTTCCTTTTCATGTCTGCGCTCATCTATAGACTCATCAAGCATCTTTTTAGCTGCATCATATGCGTCGAAATTCTCCCTCTCAAGAGCTTCCTTCATTATACTGATATAGTTTGAAAACTCTTCATTATATTTACTGGTATTCATCGTTATTCATTTTCTTTATAAATATCATCATCCTCAACAAATTTTCCGAGGGCATTAATCATCTTGTCAAACTCCTCATTTATCAGTAGTGAGTTGCTGTCATACACCTTAGCTCTTTCGTACTTCGTCTCCTTTGGTGAACTTGTATGTCCTGTAAGTGATGAGAGATACTGTTCGAAAAGGTTTGACTGTTCACTGATAACCTTCTTCTTCCTGTCAATACCTTCAAGTGTCTGCCCTGTTTGGTCAGGACCCATTTCTCCAGTAGGCATTGACCCTTCCTGTCCGTTGATGTCTCCATTTTCATCTGCACCAGGAGTTCCAAGACCATCCATTTCACTTCCGAAATCAGTTGGAGGAGGTGGTGGTGCTCCCATGCTACCTCCACCGCCCATGCCTCCAGCACCGCCTTGTCCAGGCATACCTCCTTGCTGGTCATCCATGTATTCAGCACCAGGTTCTCCGTAAATTCTATCAACAGTATCGAAGATACCAGTCTTCTTGATAATCTGTGCTGTCTTCTCAAGTTCAGCAGAGATGCCCTTCTCAAGACGAATCTCTTCAAGATTCTCTTTAATTTCCTTGTCAGACCACTTCATAATCTGCTTCAACGCACGTGTCTGTGACATAACTGGAAGACCGTTACCAGGGTCTGAAACAGCGTCTCTGACAGCATCAATCTTCTTCTGCATATTCTCAATCTCAAGCTGCTCTGCCTGTGTTGATGGATTATTCATTGATAATGTGAAATTAGTTAATTCATCATCAAATCCAAGCAAAAATAGATGTATGGTTGCAACCTTTGTAAGTTCCATCAAGAATGCCTGCTGTATCCTGTTAACTGTTCTTGTAAACCTTATATCCATAAGTGCAAGGTTCTTACCTTCGCCAGTTGCCTCATCGAAATTCAAGAATGACCTAGGTATTCTAAGGGCTGTAAGCACCTTGTTCTGCACGAACTTGATGTCATCCAATGCTGTCATATTCTGTGCTGCTGAAAGTGTATCAATTGGGGTAGGAGCATTCTCATCACGAACTGGGATGAAGATATCCTGGTCAACTGACAATATGTTCTTCCTAAGGTCAACCTGTCCTGTTATTGGGTCGATGATTGGCGTTCTCTTAAACTCATTTGCTATCTGCTCAATGTAAGCTGGAACGTCAGCATCATCAATAGCACCAACGAATATCTTATATACACGTCTTTCAATTGAACGCTCAAGACGATAGATAAGCATCATGTCCTCCATGAGCGAGAGCATTCTCCAGTGCCTACGTGCTGCATTCAGATAACTTACACCATAAGGTAAATAAAGCGAGTTAGTAAGTAGTCTGAAGTGCGCAACCTGCCAGTCACGGAATGGTATTTGCGCTTGGTTGTCATCAATCCATATAAATTGTGTTGACATATCAGAATCCTTGATGTCAGCACCGTTAACAGCTATTGACATACCAGCACCATAAGGATTCAATATACCGTTTTCAAGTCTCTCAACATTGAATACTGGCATCTGCTTCCATCCCTTTACACCATTCTTGTGGTCGATGTCAAGGAGCATGAACTGGTTTCCGTACTTACACATTGCACGGATAATCATTTGTCCTGTAAGTTGTATATTAAGCCTGTTTACGAATAAGTCCTCAAGTATACTTCTGATTCTGTCCGATTTCGAGTAGACATTAACCACCATTCCCTTATCGTTCACAATGGTGCTCTCCTCAGATACAATATCAAGAGCTGCACCTATTTCTGGGAATGCATCCATCAAGTCAGCATCACGGTACATCAACTTTATATTGTTCAAACCAGCATATGCAGAAACCGATAGGTTTACATTAGCCTTAACCCATCTTTCCTTAAGAAACTTATCCTGTTGAAGTTCAAGCTTCTTCTGTAAGTAGTCTTCCTTATCATTGGTTCTATAGAGAATCTTATTATCAGAACCACTCAAGTCATACGTGTTTACGTGTGGCACTATAGGCTCTGCTGGAGATTTCCAGTTACCAGTGATGGCTTTATCCAAAGCTTGAAATACTGTATTTCTTTTTTTAGCCATTATTATATTGTTTTATTATTAAAATATAATTTTCTCTATGTTTTTATAAATAGTTTAATATTTTATAAGGTTATTTGAAATCCATTCTAACATTTTAGGCACAGTATAGTTATCTTTTTTGAAAACTAATTTGTTGTTAGTATTATATATTTCGCAATATCCGTGAGAAATCTTAAATCTACAAACAAAACTAGAGACTGAATTTATATCAAAAATACATTCATTTGGTGAAAATTGTTCATTATTTTTTCTATCGCCATGATGGGTTACCATAACGCCACTGCCAACAAAAACAACACCCTCCACTCCATAGTTCGGATATTTACCATAATTTTCTGCGTAGTCATTAAATTCATATGCAAATCCATAATTACCATTATTTTTATTACCATAAGTCCAAGCTAGATTATTTAAATACTGCCCATACTTAAACCCATTCAGCAAGATACTTTCAGCATCCCCATCATTGTAACAATTGTGAATTAACACTTTGTTTATGAATGGCTTCTTATAGTTCAACGTAACGTTATCTGGAATCTCTGCATATGTATGATAAATTCTAGAATCATCACGATACCTCCTTGGCCATCTGTTTATTTTATTTTTTACATAGTACCCAAAACGTTTATCTATTGGTAAATTTAACTTCTCTATATAATATGACATTGAATATTCTGAATTATTATCAGCGACATCAACCAACTCATAATAATAGTCCTCGTCCTCAGTATTAGGGCTTATGTGTAACAGATAATCCAGATAGTAAGTAGGAAATACGTTTGCTAATGTCTTCAATGTTTTATCATCCATATGAGCAATGTTCTTGAGGTGATTTTTTAGTTCACCATTTTTGTTTGTCCAAGTTTCCAAAACCAGACACCTATCAAATTGACTCTCTTTTATACTTATTATTTTCATAACTATAAATATTACTTTACGCCACCAAATAACCACATACAGTTTCCATATTGTGTACTGCTATATGAGTTCTTCATCTTATCCTGTTTATAAAATGGTAAACCAATACCAGGTGACATATCCCTTCCATTTCCCATCTGAGGTTTTTTAACCTTAAATGAGTTTGTCATCATATATGCGTTAAGTATTGCTTTATCCTTCTTTATAGTGCTCTGCAACCTGTTGAATGAGTATTGCATAACGAAAAGTCCCATAGCAAGTGATGTTATGGTGTCATCGTGAGCACCGTCCATGTGGTCCATTCTAGCATTATCTCCCTTGAATATCCATGTATCAAGCTCATTGATAACCCTTGCTGACCTTATCTTAAACTCATTGTTTCTAACCAGTCCAGCAAAGTTAGCTAATACAGGGTATCTGTTACCCTGGAAATGGAAACCAGGAAGTTTATCTGTATAACTATCATATATCTTTGTTGCCCTTTGCAACATATATGTCTTCTGGTTCATATCCTCATAGTACATGTTCTTATAACCCATCTGAAGCATGGTTATTATTGCAGCATCACCCTGTCCACCAGTGGCATCTACAACAACGAATGCATCATTATACATGGTAGCATACTGGTATGCTATTGCACCAATGTCATCACCAAGTTTCTTTCCTACATATTCAGCGACCTGTTCTATGATTGGTATTCCATTCTCATCTCTACCATCCATATCAATGACCTCTATGGCTGTTCTATCGGCTGCTGTACCCCTCGAAGGGTCAACAGCGCATATGTACCTGTGTCCTTCAATAGGAAGCTTCCAGAACCAAGTTTCTTCTACGAGTGGGTCTTTGAAATCTTCAAGTGGTTCTCTAACGTTAAGCTTTTCCTGCATTTCAATAAACTCTGGTGCAATAACGTTATCGTTAGAACCCATGAATGATACATCAAGCTCCTGTGCAATCTTCATTGAATCATTGTTGAACTGTTTGCACATTTCGTCGTACCAAGGTGCATCTGGTTTCCAACCATCATGTTCAAGCCTAGCCCATCTTTCCTCGTCGTACTTTACACTTCCCTCATGGTCAACAATAGGGTCTTGGTCAAACATCCATTCTCCAGTCTCCTCGTTTTTCTTCTTCCATACGAGATACTTGTTGAAACGTGGGTCTTGATACCAACGGAACTGTACAGCCACAAAGTTGTTTTCGTGGCTCAGAGCCTGTCTATAGGTGTTGTAGTACAACTCATCCTTACCGTTAGGCGTTGACACCATGACGGTCTTAGAATTAGGG